CCAAAGCTCTCCGTTTATAACACGCATTGCTAAGAAATATATAGAATCAAATGACTTGAAAAAATCAGAGAATGATGTATATATCTTAGCATTTGGAATACCTCTTATAGCTTCTCCGCTTGTGCAAACGTCTTTATTAAATGTAGTAAAATGTTCACTGTTAATAGTAAAACGATTTTCAGTAGCTTTTGCAACAACTTGCTGAAGTAAGTCTATTGCTCTTAGTCCATAAACAATAACGCTATCAGAAATTGTTTCTGTTGTTATAGATACGTTTGTAACTACCGGAGTTATAGACATACTAATTCCTACACCTCCTCCCATTTCTAATACAAGGAAAACATTCTCTCCTGATGCAAGGTTTACAGTAAAACTAAAGTCTTTTTTTATTACTTGACCTGCATACACTCCTGGACCTTGTGGTATTAAAACAATAGATAAATTCTGACCTAAACTTGTTCTGAAATAAAGTCTTATACCAAGATAAGGAAACTGCTGTGTTGTATTAACTACAAAATGAATACTTCCAGAAATTATTACTCCGTTAATAGCTTTTATTGTAGATATAAACCATCCAGCAGAAGCTTGAAGTTCTGCAAGTGTTGTAAAGTTTCCTTGAAATGATTGACTCTTTGATATTATACCATAGCTATCTCCGTCTTGGTTTATAAGTACAAACGGTATTAAAAGCCAATTTTCTGGTCCAGCATCTATTATTGGTGCTTGTACTGTTTGATAAGTGTATTTGTTTTTTAGTGTAGTACCATCAACAAGAACCTTTATAGCTTTTGGATTGTACTGATTACACTCGATAGCGTACTGTGTATCATCATTAAGAGAAAGTACTCCCCATGCAGAATCATCTATTGTAGGTACTGTAAAAGAGCCTGATTTAGGATCTTCTCTTTTTTGAGAGAAATCAAATTTGCCATAATAAGAAAGAACATATATTCCTTGATCTCCATCCCATTCTATTATTGTTAAGTATGCGTTCTGAATTACACCTTTCCTCAAGAAATAAAGATGACGTAATATTGCTGCACCGTCCTTTACAAAGTTAAGAGGATTTATTATACTCCTAACCATGCTCATATACTTTCCGTTTGTAGCAAACTCTATTTCATTTTCAAGTAAATTAGTAGGATTTATACCTATAGGATAAGGATTTGAATTAAATGATATAGCATAATCTCCGCTAACCTGTTGTGTAGCACGATAAAACTTTTTGCTATCATCAGATATAAAGCAATAGATATTTTTTTGATCTCTTCCCATTATGCTTTTCCAAGTATTTGATTCTTGTAATTAAAGAAACTTCCGTCAATAATAATATTAGGCTTAAAGATATTTTTAATCTCTTTGTTATTCTTTTTCATTGCTCTTGCCAAATACTTTGCTTGTTCCCATCCGTCATTACCATTCAAGGTATCTCCAAATATAGGAGAGTCCATTACAGGAATAACATCAGTTCCTTTAGGTAAATAACCAATAGTTTCTTTTGTAACTAAGTATGGAGACTGGTATGGTTTCTTAACCCACTCGTTTCCTGCTTCTCCGTATCTTGCTAAACCTCCTTTATGACCTCCTTCAGGAGTACCTTCTGCATAACTTGGTATAACAACTGATCTTGCAGCAATAAGTTCTATTGCACCAAGAGACGCTATTATCCCTGCCCTTATAGCAGCTGTAGCAGGATCTCCTGATAAAAAAGCATTTGTAACACCTGAAGCAGTGTTTAATATAATCTTAGATATAGCAATATCTCTGTCAAATATAGCTTGTTCTCTTTTTATTTTCCTTGCTTCAAGTGCTGCATTTTTTTCATTAACAAGTTTCTGTGCTTCAAGTTGAATTTCAAGTGCAACCTTATTTTTTTGTGAAAGACTTGATTTTTCAATAGCAGCAAGTTCAGCATTAAGACCTTCTTCGATAAGCTGTTTTTGAAGGTCTAACTGACGAAGTTTTTCTTCGTATATACTGTCTCCAACTTTTTTAACAGCATCAAGAGCTGCATCACTAATCTTAAAGAACCCATTTATGTATTCTTGCTCTCTTTTACGTCTTGTTTCTTCTTTTAATTTTTCATCTTCAAATTGCTGTTGTTCACGCTTGATTCTGTTGTCAATATTCTTTTTCTTCTGGTCATCAATTTTCTTTTCAACTTTTATTTCGTTTTCAGCAATAGCATCATTTTCTCCTTTCTTTGTATCAACATTTCTTTTAGCACCTAAAACATTTCCTAAACCTCCTTGTGCAAATACAAGTCCAATACGAGCATTTCTTAAATCCTGATCAGACTGGAGTCTTAATGAAAAATTCTTTCTACGTAAATTTTCAAGAGCACGAAGATTTTCTTCTCCTTGTTTAATTTCATTATCAAGGATAAGAATTCTGTTTTTGTTATCAATCTCTTTCCTCTCTTGAATAAAACCTTCAAGTGTTTTCTTTTTCTCCTTTATATAATAGTTAAGGATTTGTAAATCTTTGAGATAAGCTTCTTTGTTTTCGTTATAATCGAGTTGATTAATATCTTCAACATAATTAAGTTTTTTATCTAATGATGATTTTACTATATCAAAAACCTTTTTCTCTGAATCAGCCTGAAGATTTGATTTCCTTGTAGCAGTAGCCTTTTCAATAGCAGCTGTTTCATCAGGAGTTAAGTTTGTTCTACCAAAAGGTCCTATAGAACCACTCTTTAATGCTACACCATTTTCTATATCCTCAATCCTTTGCTTTAATAAAACATACTCTGTATAAGCTTTTAACCTTACATCAAGATTATTATTTAAGTTCTGAGAAATCTTTTCCTGAATTATAGCTTCTTCTTCAAGTGCACTTTTTGATATTGCTCCTTTAGCTTTAATATAACGCTGATAAAATTCTATTGTAATAGCATCCGTACTTTTTGAAAGCTCAATTCTTGAAGTTTCATTATCCTTGATAAATTTATTTTCAGCAATAGCCCTTTCTTTATTAGTAGAACTATTGTTTCCTGTAATATTATATCTGTTTATATCAGATAGTTGGTCTTCAAAGTTTTTAATTTCACGTAAAGCTTTCTTTTTCTCCTCCTCTGTACTTCTGTTATCAGAAAGAATCTCTTTATTCTTTCTGATATTTAAAGCAATAGCAGTTTTAGTTGTTTCAACCAAAAACTTTCTTTGCTGATCTTCTTCAAATTTTATTCTTTCTGCTGTAACCCTTGAAAGTTCTCCGCTTGCATCAATAAATTCGTTAAGATTATCAATTTTCTGCTTTGTTAATTTTTCATCTAATTCAAGTTCAGATTTCTGAACTTTTATAATAGCCTCGAATTCTTCTTGTGTAATATTGTACTGTACTCCATCTACCTTTTTGGACTTAAGTCTTTTATACGCTTCTTGTCCTCCTGGAGAAGCAGGACTTAACATTGTTGATATAAAGCCTATTTTTTCTGAAAGTGTTGTTTCACTTTTAGAATCAATTATTTTATTAAGCTCTTTTATATCGTTTGCAAGCTTAGTTTGCTTTGTTGTAAGCTGGCTAATTTCTTTTACAGTTTCACTTATATCTCCCCTTAATTCAATTTTATTTCCAGCTTCAATAAATCTTTGTTCTGCAATACTTTGTTCTTCTTTTAACAAAGTACCTTTTTCAATACCTCGTGCTTCATCAACACTAAGAGATCTTTTTCTTGATTCTACAGAATCTTTTGATATTATATCAGCAGTTTTTTTCTTTTGCTCGTAAATTGATTTATAAAGTTCAAGCTGTTCTTTAAGATGATTATTAACATCTTCTTCCCTTTTTGCTACATCAACAATACCTTCTTTCATTATTCCAAGCTGTGTAACAATTTCTCCTATAGCATCGCCAATAAGATTGAATATACCAGCAATACCAAGCCCAGGAAGAATATACGCTACTGTTCTTAATATAGATAAACCATGAGTTAAACTCCTTGATAATTTATCAACTCCTCCTGAAGATGCTGCATCAAGAGCTTTATCAACAGTAGCAACTTTTGCAGCAGTTGCTGCAAGTTCTATTTGCATAGCTTTTGCTGCTGCAGATGTTTTTCCTTGAGCTAAAACAATATTTTGATAAGCAAGTGCTTGACGCTTTAAAGTTAATTCTAATTGTTCGTAAGCTGTTAAAACCTGTTTTGTAGTAGTTGCTTGTGTCTTATTTGAATTACTTGCTCTTCCAGAACTTTGTGAAACTTGATTATTTGCTGAAGATACAGAAGTAAGTTTTTTATTAAGTTGGTCTAATAAAGCAGTACTTTCCTTTACAGACTTATTAAAGTCTGCAAGACCTGGAAGTGCAACAGGAGATATATTCCTTCCGTCATATTTAGAAAGTTGGTCAAACAAATCCTTAAACTCTTGCAAAGTTTTCTTTTTCTTTGCATCAAAGCTTTTAACGTCTAAACCGAATGATAAAATATCCATTACTTCTTGTTGTGGTATTTATTATTTATTTCAGCAGCTTCTTCGTATTGCTTCTTAATCATTAATGCAACTTCTTCTAACGTTGTTTCTGAACGCTTTATTCTGTACCCTACTTTCCCCAAAGAAATAATTGTTGCAATGAAATCCTGACGAGTTTGCTTTTTTGGAGGATCTTTCTTCTCTCTCTTTGCTCTTAAATCTGTAAGCTCTTTTATTGCATTCTCGAGTTGTGAAATATACTTCTTTTCTTTTTGGTCAATCTTTCTTAACTCTTCTAAAAACTTTTCCATATTATCGTTCCACTCAACTCTGTGTCCAAATTTTTTAAAGAACTTTAACTCGGGAATATATGGCTTACCAAAGTTTTCAATAAACTCGTATTGAAGTCTTATTGAAAGTTTAACTGAATTTATGCGGTTATTAAGATAATGAATGTATGCTACCTTTGAGAATTCTTCTGATTCATAAAGTCCAGAAGTGTCAGCATATTGCTCTTGTATTGTTTCGAGTTCTTCAGGAGATACAACAGATATATCGCCTTTCCACTTAGCGTTAATGTATTGGTCTATTGTTATATCTTCAAAAGTCATCATGCTGATTTTGCTTTAAATCGTTCTCTTAACTGTGGAATAATATAGTTATCTCTGAAATAAAGTAGGTTTTGTTTATCAAGTTCTACAAGTTTTCCTTCATTCCAAATATTATTTATCTCTTCAAAATAAGGAACATTACTTGTAATTGTAAAAGTTGTACCTGCTGTAACAAGCTGTAATGATGCGTAAAACTCTCCTGTCATAAACATAGTAACAAAATCTGTTTTTGCTCCAAGACCAACACCTTCTCTTTCTTTGTGGAAAACAGTAGTATCTCTGTAAGCATTACTATATTTTGCTTTAATAAACTTTCCATCTCCTCTAATTCCTTTTGCACCCATTTGACCTCTTATCAATGACAGGATAGTATCCTGATTTTCTCTAATTATAGCCATAGTCTCCTTTGTAATATCAAAGGATTCTATGGCTGCAATTTTTTTGTAAAGGTTGTCAAAAGGCATCTTAATCTTCGTTTGCTTCGTTTGAAACGCCTAACGCTTCTAAAAGTTCAAGCTCGGCATTATGCTTTTTATCATCTGAAAGATGTTCAAATAATTCAAGCTTACGAATATCATAGATGCTTGTACAACTTTTTACGTCAGCGTTATCTAAGTTAACACCAACTTCTGCGATTAATTTTCTTGTCATAATAAAAAGTTTTTCTACCTAAAAAACCTGCCCCATTTACGGGTGCAGGTTAGTTTTTAGAGCAGCGGAAGAATTACGGGATAGGTATTTCAATTCTGGATTCAGGAATTGCACTTGCATCGTATCCTTCAGCTCCATTGGTTTTCCATTGTGAAGGTGCTGAACCAACAACATAGAAAGTCTGACCGGTAGCAAATACTCCTGTAAGCCTGATTTCTCCACCAACAATAGCGGCAGCAGATGGTGTAATCACAGCACCTGTAGCTTTGTTTGTTACAACAAAGTTGTTTGCAAAAGTACCTAAAGGAGCACCAAGTAATGCTACAAGGTCTGTTTCGGCACATTCTGTTTTAACGCCAAAGAAGATTGTTGTTGTAGTCTGCGTTGTAGCAGAATTGGTAAGTACTGCGTCAATCAATCCCATCTTGTCCAACAGTGAAGTTGCACCTTCAAGGATGATACCGTTACCAACCAGCTCAACAGGGCTGAAAGAATACTGGAACCTGGACTTCCACGGAGTGTTCTTGAAATCTGCTAAAACAGGCGAAGGTGCATACATGAAGTCTATAATCAATCCGCTGTAAGTACCATTTCCATTATCCCTGCAAAGCATTTGTCCCTGCTGGTCAATTTCAATAATACTGTAGCCTGATTTATTAAAGCTCTGTAACGCCTTCGCATAGCAGATACCACCGGAAGTAGTTTCCAGCGTCCTGTTGTACATTCCGTACCTCAGGAATACTTTTAAACCATCACCAAGTTCAACAATAACGTCTGAAGCCTGGTCATTAGTAACTTCCCTGATAGGAGCCTGCTGTCCAAAGAGAGGGAAAGCTCTTGTTGTGATTGCTGCATGGATAAGAGTATCCAGCCAAGCATCAGGATCGAGCAGGTCTGTGTCTGTAAACGTGTAGCTACGTGGCACACAGATAATCATAGCTGGTGCCACCATGCTAACATCGCACTCCTTTCCGGTATTTTTTACCGAGTTTGCAAAGGAGCAAGCTTTTATTATAGCCATTTTAACAAGTTTTGATGTTTAATAAAATAAGTTCCAAATTAAGTATCTCGATTGAATCAATGTAATCAGTAGTACTTTGCTCAACTTGCTGTCCAGGATTGTCCATCTTCTCGTGAATAAAAGCGTTTGGATCTGAGCCACTAACATTTGGCGAAGCAGCAAGTCGTTTTAAGAACTCGTTATACAATGGGTAAAGGATTGTTTTGAAGGTTCCAGCACTATCATATTTATTAAGAATAGGCTCTTCTCCAGTTACTGTCTTTGTAAGTGTTGCAATTACTATTCTTGGTATTACAACCCTTCCAGCAAATCCAAACTCTCCTTTCTTCTCTCGTATTGGCATTAACATTGCAAAGAGAGGATACTTGACTCCTTTGTATGTTATCGAATTATCGTCAGCACCAAGACTCTTTATAATATCAAAGCTTCTTCCAGGCTCATAGTTCATAGTGAAATTACCACCAGCTGGATTTGCTACAATCATAGCACCTATAACTGACTGAATAACATCTACTAAAACAACGTCTGAAGTAGGCATAATTAAAAATTAAAAGAATTGATTGGTCTTGACAAGTTTTTTGTCTTCAAATACTGATGTGCAGAAAACTCAGGATATGTACGGCTTCCGTCAATTTCCTTCTTCATCCACAAAAAAGAAATCATTGATCTCGTTTCTGAACTGAAAAAGTTCCAAGCGTTAACCATCTTATCCATTGGAGAAACACTTTCAGCAGCAGCAGTTTTCATTGCAGCTGTTGATACACCAGTAGTTTTTTTAGCGTCTGCCTCCTGTATAAAGTAATAAACGTAGTCGGCAATAAGGCTAATGTCTGTATCGTGAACAAGACCTTGCCATTTCTGTAATTCGCCTGCTTCGTCTGTGTACTCTGCACCTGATAATAAAGCAGTCATTCTCGCAGAGGACTCAACGCCAACCAGCTTGTATAGCGGATATCCGAGTATTTGCAGTAAACACTGCGGCTCGTACTTGTTAATGAAAGATTGTATCCTTTCAATAACCTTCGCTTCGGTTGTATTGGGGAGATTGATATCCCTTATAAAGAATGACTGATTTATTAAAGTAGGCATAGCCAGTTTGTTTTAAGGGTTACCTACCGGCTCCCCAGATTTTTGCATTTAAGGTTCCGGTAACTGTAGTGGCTCCATTTTGTATTACCATCCAGTACTGCCTTATACCTCCCGTATAGTCTTTTAGCAGGTACTGATCAGTAACATTGGTAAGTGTCATCGAATCCCTGATAGTATAGTTTGCACCATCAGGAGAGTTATAAATATACACTTTACCAGCCATTGTTCCGGTAGCCTTTGTAACCTTCGCCTGAACCGTTACAACTGAATAGGAAGAGCTTATTTTAATGGTTGCTGTATCAGCAGTGGCATTAAGGATAGCCCTTGTAGGATTTGTTGCCGTTCCTACAAACGGTGTTTGTGCCTTGCTCTCAAAGGAGATCATTGAAAGGCACATAAACATTAAGAAGAGTATCTTTTTCATTTTTAAAGAATTAGAATTTTAGAAAATCAAAATACCAAACCAGGTCTTAACCTTAAACTGCAGTGATTGCTGTTTGTACATTCTCAAAGGTATCGTAGATAAACGCACCTGAGTGAATGGTATTAAAGAACTGATGCAACCTCATCTCACCAACGGCAGTTACCAAGTTCTTGGTAAAGTCGTCATTTTCCCAGCCCCAGGTTACAGTAAAGTCCTTATAAATCAGCACACGGTAGAAACGCATAAAAGCTCCCTGGAAATAGCCTACAGGCACGTTATGGTCTTCAACAATTCTTGCACCGGCAATAGTTTGACCATTACTGGTTGAGAATGGAGGCAACAGGTAAACACCGCTGTCTACAGCTTTGGACAAGTCCATATTTGCTGCATCAATAGGGTTTACAAACACAGTAATCTCGCCAACCAGCTTACCTGAACGCAATGCAGCAACTGCGGCACGGATAGCATCCATATAGGTAGGGTTGGTTGTCTTGATATTTGCTGCGGCATCTGTGTACCATGCAAAAACCTGTGATAATGTCTGGATACCGGCAGGAACAGTTGAGGAAGATACACCTGTCATTAACTTGGAATTTACTTCAAGCATTACCTGCTCACGTAATTCTTCCAAAATGAAAGTAGTCATACCATCAATATCCTGCAAAAGCTCTGTACCGGCTTTGGCACTTGCTGCAATTTTCTTTGCAATCGAAGTTTCTGCAACCAGCTCAAGGCTGATACCTGGCTTGGCAACACCTGGTCCTATAAAGGCGGCTGCACCCAACGGGTTTGATTTGTTTATCCATACATAGGTAGGAGCACCGGTTCTTCCTTTTACAACTGTATCCCAGAAAAGGTTAGGGTAACGCAGAATAGCATTTGCCATAGCGTCAACTTCAACTCTTCCGATATAAGGAGAACTTCCGGAGTTAACTGTTGCAACAGTCATCGGGCTGGCAACACGTAATTCTAAAGCAGGTAAACTTTCTTTTTGACCGTTCATGATATTCTTAACAACATCAGAAACAGCCCTTGTTCCACCAAGCTCTTTTGGTGTACTTTCCAGCCAGCTTTTAATCTGTCCACGAATAGACAGGTCTTTTGGCTCATTGTCTTTACCGGCAGCTTTCAAACGGGTAATTTCCAGTCCCTGTTCAGCCAGCTTAGCCATAACGCCTGTTTTGTCATCAGCCATTGCTCTTAAAGCTTCCAAAGGAACACCCTGTAAAGCAGTAGCCTGGGATTGACGAATTGATTCCAGTTCTTCTTTTGTGGCACGGGTAGCAAGACCGGTATCAATTTTCTCCTGGATTTTAGCCAACAGTGCAGTCTTCTCTGCTTCGTCATCCGCAGGATCTCCATCTGTTTTGTAGGCACTTGAACGGAATTGCATTGCTTCGCCTCCGAACCTTCTGCTCGAAAATTTCGGCAGGTAACTTAATTTCCTCGTAGGAAATTTTAAAAATGCTTTTGTCATTTTTTAAAGGTTTTTAAGTAAATAATTATAGTCTACTTTTTTACCCTGCTGCGGCTTGTCAGTATCCAGTGCTGTTCGTCTTTGCTCAAGCGGCTGGTTCTGTGCAAGTGTTATGTGGCGATTGATTAAACTGCGTAATTCAAGATGATATTTCCTTGGAAGTTGCTTTATCAAATCCTCTGTTTCCTCTTCCAAAAATTTATCGGTAAGTTCTCCGTTTGCTCCTCTTACAGCGAATGTTCCTGTCTGTGAAGGTATTGTAACAGGAGATATTTCAAACAAGTTGCACTCGTACATATCAATACAGTCATCTTGCTCATTGTATTTCATCTTATCCCAGATGTAGTTAAATCCATAAGAACCATTGTTAATAGTTCCTGACCTAACCTGTATTACACATCTGTCGCAAGTTGGTATTCCTTCATCAGGAATAAACTCAGCATACAAACCAATCTCATCTTCTCTTAATACACTTGGTTTGCATAATGGCTCGCTTTGATTATGCTGCCATAAAGCAGTTATTTGATATGTAGCTTTACTTGCTGGACCTCTTTCCTCGATTGACTTTGCGAAACATCCTTTAACAGGACGAGTTCCGTAATCATCCTTAACTCCCCATACAGCAAAATACATTTTAAGTAGTCTTGGATTCTCATCATCCTGCATAATCTTCCTTACAGCTAATGGCTGCTCAACTGGTTTTGAAAGATGAAAAGGCGAAGTACCAACCTTATTCCTCAGTTCCAGTATCTTTGGGTGCAGGCTTTTTTGTGATTTTTCTGTCATACTTTGTTTTTTTAGTTGCTGTACCTTCTTTTGGATTCTTTGCCATGTTAGGAAACTTGATAATGTATTCAGGATAGTAAATATCCATACCATCTACTCTTTCCAAATCCATTAAATCTCTTGTTTCGTTCCAAGTCATTCTTCCTCCTTCAAAATCAATCTGTATTGAGTTAGAATATGCTTCACGAGCTTGTGATGCTTTAACAACGTCTTCTTTTAATATTGCCAAGTGTTTGTAACACAGATACATAGTGTAGTCTGTATCATTCAATCCAAAGAAAAGATTGTATCGAGCCATTCTCCTCAAAGAAAAAGGAATAATATTATTCTGATACATATACTTCTCAGACATTGCTTTGTTGTCGTATGTAGCATCTTTACCAGCCATTAACTCTGCTGGATAACCGAATCTGTCGCAAATTCCATCTACACCTTGCTTCACTGTTTCCTTTGTCATTAAATCCCTTAAGTTAAAACTCATTGGATTCCACTTAACAGGATATTTAGAAACAACATACTGAAGTTGACCTAAAGTCAATCCGTATCTTTTTAATTGAGCTTGTAAATCATCTTGTGCAGCAGGAGTCATTGGAACAGCTCCTGCCATATCACTTTTACTGTCATGGCTAAATACTCCTAAAGGACCTTTCTTTTTCAATAACACATTATCTGCTTCCATTGCAGCACATATGTTAGAAACGTAATAATCAAGTCCTTCAACCTTAGATAATGGCAGACCGTTTCTATCTGACTTATCCATATATCCATCTTTAATTAAAAGAACTTCAGATGCTGGAATTTCATATCTTGTTCCGTGAATAGTTAAAGTCCAGAATGATATTGGGTTAGCATTAGGAGAACCTGCTTTTGCATAACAATCGTAATCCTGATTAGCTGTAGGTTCACAGTAAAAAGGATTCAAGTTAAACATTGCTACTGTATAATCCTTACTGAATCCATAAGGAGTAATAAACCATACAGGACAATATCCAAAAGTCTTACAGTAAACAAGTTGCTGAGAATTAAATTCCTCTTTTGTTTGTAAAGGGTTAGGCTCATTAAAAAGCTTTTGAATTCTTTTTAATTGAGGAACTTTATTAATCTTGCTTTTCTTTAATGGTCTTTCATCTTCATCTTCTCTAAAGCGTAAAATTCCATTTGTATCTGCTTCTGCAAGTCTGTCAATTACTGTTGAAAGAGGAGCACAGTAATTGTAAGCCCAGTATTGCATGCTTTTCATGCTCAATCCGAGCCATCTGGCTTGAACGTCAACATTATCTCCTGTCAAAGAAACTGTTTCTCCATTGAATCCATCAGGAATAAAATCCATTTGTGTAGCAAAAGGAAACATTCCTTGTTGGGCTATACTGCCAAACATATTATTCGAAGCGG